GTAATCAGTTGTACCTTCTAAATCTAATCCTGTATCTTTAGGTCTACTGGGATCTGTTTTAGCTAAGTATCTTCTAAATAAATCTATTGAATTACTATATGCTTCTTCTGTTGGTTTAAATCTTTGAAATGCTTTAAAGAATCTTGATCTTGGTTCGAACGCTCTATACGTACTACCTACCCAACCTTGAACTCTATCTTTTAAAAGTTCTTGTAAATCTTTAACACCAGATTTTAAATTTTTTTTATCTGATATATTTTTATTTAAATACCCAATTAAAGTAGTAAATTCATTTCTAGCATTATCTATTGCTCCAACTATTTTTTGTCTTGATTGTGGATTTAATTCTATGTCATCCATTTGTCTAACAATATCGTCCATACTTTTTGGATTAATAGGTTTACTAATATCTCCTTCAAATAAAGTTTTATTTAATAAATCTAAAAATTTATCTTTTTCTTGTTTATTTGATTTATTAAAAATAGTTTCCATTTCAGGAAATACTTTGTCTACTTCTTTTGTAATTGTATTTACAATTTCTTTTGCAGCATCTGTATCTCTTGCTTTTAAACCTTGCTTAGTCATTTCAGCTGCAAATATTTCTTGAGGTAAATCACCTCTTGGTCTAAATGGTGCACCAACATATTTATTAATCCATCTTTCAAATGCGCTGTCGCTATATGCTAGCTCTTTTCCTCTTTGTGCTAATGCTTTAGCTCCTTTACCAACACCTGCAATAACCGGTGTAACTAATAATGATTCAGAACCAAATTTAATTCTGTTTAATAATCGTCTAGATGCTTCTTCTCTACCATAGGTTTCTTCTCTATCTAATGCAGTTGGTCCACCGAATAAATCTCCAAAGCTACCTATTTTATCTGCGTCAGTTATAAAAGCTTCTCCAGTTGCACCACCCATGATACCTGTAACAAATTTTCTATAACCAGCTTTTTTATTTAATTTTTCTACTTCCTCTAATGCTCTTTTAGATTCTTTTCCAAACTTTGCATAAGTACCTGCTTTTTTAGCATCTAAAGCTTTTTGAGCTAGTTTAGTACCTGCTTTAAAACCTGCAGTTCCCGGTATACCTATTTGGGTAAATACTTCTGCTAGTTTACCAATAGTTCTTTCTTCTGCAATTTCTTCAAAAGGATTGATGTCATCAAAAAATCTTTCAACAGATGCAACTGTATCTGTATCAGCACCTAAATCAATTAGTTCTGCACCTAATGATACAATACCTTCTGGAACTTTTATTAAACCTGATATTAAACCTGCACCTAATGCGCTATACCAACTAGTCTTGCTGTCGGCTTCAGCTGAGTTAAATGGAATTAGTTCGGCCATTTATTCTCCTATCTAAAAGGACCTTTAATTTGTGATTCACCCTCTAGTATTTTTTTTCTATTTTCTTCAATTCTTTGTTTTATTTTTTTATCTAATTCAGTTTCACCTGCACCTGAAAATACATCTTCTATGCTAGAAGTTTCTTTAATTGTTTCAGTACCTCCTGGAGTTGTTTCAGTCACTTCTGTTATTTGTTCTGCTCCTCCAGCTAAATCAATTGGTTGTAAACCTTGTTCAGTTAATAAATATGCTTTACCGTCATTTACGTTATAGTATATTTTTTGCGCACCACCTGCTTTAATTTTTCTTTTCATAACTTTATTTAATTGTTTTTCATCACCTATATCTACATTAATATGACCACCAACTTTATTTTCTCCAAAGTTTTCTGCTATTTTCTGTCTAGTTTGAAATTCAAATGTAGCTCTTCTGTTTCCTTTAGTAAAATCATTATCATATTCTTCAGCAAAACCTGGAGTATATTCTTGTATTTTTTCACCTGTAGTTTTTTGTTCTAATAAATCAGCTTCTTTTAATAATTTAGATCTTGTTTCATAATCTGCTTTGGATTTTTTAGATTGTAATTCTAAATCTTGTAAGTATTTAGCGTCAGATCTTTCTTTAGCAGCTATTATTTCTGCTTGTGATAACTCTCTATTTAGATCAGCTTGTTTATCTGCTAGTTCTGTTTTAAATAATCTATCTCTTTCAGAAGCTTCTAGTTCACTTCTTTGTTTCATAGCGGCCCCGGTAGCCTGAGTCCGGATGCTTCTCAAGAAATCATCTTCTTTTTGTTTACCAGCTATTAAACTTTCAACTGGTTTTTCAGCTGCTGCAATTAAATTAGCAAATGTTCCACCACCAGTTTGTTTAGCTGCTGCTGGTCCATACTGTAGTAAAAATTGTGTTAAAGGATCGTAACCTCCTCTATCTCCAGCTGCTTCTAATAGTAAATCTATGTTTTCTTTTGTCATAGATTTTAAATCTGGTAAATTCATTTGTGGTGAAGACTCAGTAGATTTTGCCATATATGGAAATTGATCTGTTCCTCCTACAAAAGGATCTTCAGCATGGTTTTCTCTATCAACAATGCCCGTCATGATACCTTCGTTGACTGAACCGCCTTTTCTAAACATAGGTCTTTTAAATACTTTGCTCATATTAATTACCCTGGAAATGCTCTAAATAATCCAGCCAATGTAGCACCTGCACTAATTCCAGTTTGAAGTGCGCTTGGTGATGGAGATACTTGTTGAGTACTTGAAGCTGGATATCCAGCGATTAAACTTGCAACACCTGCACCATATTGTTGTGCAGCTGTTAATGGTTGCATCATTTGTTGTTGTGCTAATTGTTGTTGAGCGGATAATTCAGATTGTCTTTGAGACTGACTCATTCCACCTAGAGTACTTAAACCTGCAATTTGTGAACTAGCTAACGCTGGAGCTTGTTGTGCTAATTGAACATTTCTTGCATAATCTTGTTGTGCTAATTGTTGTGCTTGTCCAAAACCTTGTTGTAATAATTGTGCTTGTAGTGCTGCTCTGTTTCTATCAGATGTTGTTTGATATTCTGCTTGTGCAACACCTTCTCTTGCTCCACCAAATGCACCCGCTTGAATTGCTTGTTGTGAAATTGCACCTAAACCTTTTTGTGCTTGAATATCATAACCTTCTAAAGTTGTGTCTATAACATCTCTTTGATATGGAGACATATAAGCTTGGTAAGCTGTTGGACCTCTTAATGCTGATGCTTGTTGTAAATAAGGTTCATAAGCACCAAGTCCACCTGCTTGACCGATTGCTTGTTGTTGTAACGGATCTAGGCCTGCAATAAATTGTGGTCCTAATGTTTTAGATAAGTCAGCACCTTTATAAGCACCTATTCCTTTTTGTAAATCTGTTAAATAAGTTTTACCTGCAGCTTCTATAAACTCAGCAGGTTTAGTTACTTGTGTGACTACTTCAGCCATTATACTCTCCCACCTTTCTCTAATTTTTTCATCATATCGTACATACGTTGTGCTCCTTTATTAACGTTACCGTCACCCATTCCTCTTACAGCATCTGCTGTGAATACAAATTCATTATTGGCTAACATCGCAGGAATGTCATCTGCCTTCTCTTTTACACCAACTGGAGGAATAAATCCACCACTATCTCTAAGATCTAGTTCTGTAACTCCTGCAGGGTTTTGATTTAATGGTAATCCTTCTATTCCAGCTGCTTGAATAGCATTTTGTTCTGGTTTATTTCCAAAAGCATAACCTATTCTACCACCCATAGCAGAATTTTTTCTTTCTGATTTTCTAATTCTATTAATATAATCTGATAGGCTTTCACCTTCCATAACATCAATACCTTTTTCATAAGCATCAATTAAATCTCCATAATCTTCTGATCCACTACCAAATTTTATTCTACCACCATCAGCCATCTGTCCCCTAGCCATATCTTGTGTATATTCAGATAAATCATTTTCTACAAGTTTAGGTATTTCATTTTCTTTGTATCCTAAATTTGTATACCCTTGAGTTAAATAATTTTTTAATGCACCTACATTTTGTGTAGCTTCAATTGCTTCTTCATCACCTTGTTCTGCTTTAGATAAAAGTCCACCTAATAAAGTACCACCGGCCATAACACCTAAAGTTTTACCAAATGTTTTTTCTCCTTTTAAAAAATTAGCAATAGATTCTTTACCTGTAAATTTAGAAGCTAAACTTCCTACACCGCTTTTTAATAAATTACCAAAATTACCAAAACCTGCAGACTTACCAAAAAGAGTAGGAGCAAAATAAGCTCCACCTGCTAATAATGCAGCTTTACCTAAATCAGATTTAGCAATTTTCTTAATACCTTTAGTAACACCTTTAAAAGCTTTTTTTACAAAACTCCCTAATCCATATTGTTGTCTCGGTTGTTGCATTCTTGAAATTGGCATAATTTATTTATCTGATGATGCTCCTAATGGTGGCATTGCTGCTACCTTAATTTTTAATGATCTAGTTATATCTTCTTTCACTGTATTTGTCGATGGATTTTTAATATCATCGTCAGCTTCTTTATCAGAGTTATACTCTACATTAGTTCTAGTATTACGTAGTACTACTTCAGTTTCACATTTTACAACAGGTACTTTCTTACCATTTATCATTGTGTATGCTACTGATCCTTCTTCTTTAAATGCCATGTTTTCTCCTTAGTCTCGGTTAATTTCTAATATTGATACTGTTCCTTCAATGTCATTTGCACTAGCTGCCTGTACTCTTAGTATATCATTTTCTTCTAAAATAATAGTACCATCTGATATACTTTGTGATTCATTTGCAGCAATAGTGTGTTTTGCAAAAGTAAATTGTGTTGTTACAGAGCTATCATAAATATGTGCGTGAACTACAACGTTTCCTGATCCAATATTAGCCATATGTATATTTTGAACAATTGCTCTTGAGTTTGACGGTACAGTATAAACATCTGTTGCATTAGTAGTTGTTAAATCAAACTGTGCATTTTTATAAATATTAGCCACCTATACCTCCTGAATTAAACCAAGTAAATCTTTCTGTTTCTTGTTTAAGTTCATTTAAAAATGTAGAATTTAGTTGTTCTGTTATTAAAGAAATAGCTCTGTTAATTTGTTTTTGGTTAGAAAAATCATATTCTTCTTTTGGTTCAGGTATTCTTACTACTATCTTAGCCATTATCTTCTACCATCTGGTTGTATATCTATTCTTAAAGTTCCAAAGCGCCAAGACTCACTAACATCAGTGTTTTCTATTTTAATGTTAACAAATCTTCCTCTAGCTCTTGTATCTTTTTTATCAGTACTTGCAGTAATTGTAAATGGACTTAAAGCAGTTGTGGTCTCCGATTGTTGAGGATAACGTTTAACAGCGAGAGTTACTTTTGCATTACCTTGTAAATCTTTGAAGTCTGGTACAAATCTTCTCATAGCTAAAAATATATCTCCTGAAATACTTGGTCCTGTTGCTTTTCCTTGTGCATTTTGTGCTCTTGATTGTATATCAAAATCATATGATTTTACAAATGATGTAACAGTTGTTGTACTACCATCAGGGTTTACCTGATCAGTTCCAACCTCATGTTCAAATAAAATTGTTTGACCTAAACCTGATTCTCCAACAATTACAGGAAAAGTACCAACAGCTGAGTCATTAAATTTGGTAGCGGATGGTTTAGGATATACACTAGCATCAATCCAAGATGTTCTAGCTTCAGTTCCAATATACCAAACACCACCTTTCATAGGTTCTCCATAATTAAATACAACATACTGATCGTTATAATCAGAACCTTGAGATGGATAATACCAAACAACTTCAGTATATAAATTATTTATACCTGCATAAATCTGTTGTCCTTTAGTTGTATCTGCTTGATCATAAACATAGTCTTCAACCGAACAAGGTAAAGATTTAACTGTACCATCAAACATAAAAAAACCATTATTAGACATCCAAAAAGCAGCACCATCTATTTCAATAGCTGCATTCTTACCAATTAATCCACAGTTGGTTCCAACTTGTTCGAAACCAAATGTAAAAGGTGCACCAATAAATTTCATGGTATACAAAGCATTATCTGTCCAAACTAGAATTGTTTCTTTTGCTTTTAAAGAACCTATAATTTTAGTTCCATCTTGTAATCTTTGTGAACCCGCTGAGTTAATTGCAGTAGGTGTATAATCATTTATATCTTCTTGATCCGAGAATCTTATAAACATATCATCTTGAGTTGATGTATCTCCAATAGTTGTTTCTGTTCCAAGATGAATTAAGTGACGTGTTGTAGGTGATACTAAAGATACTCTAGTTGCTGTTGGATTAGCTGATGTAGAAAAACCAGATGTGGTTGTTGATGCTCTTGTTGTTAATCGTGAAGCGTCTCCGGCATTCCATGTAAAAGTTTTTCCATTTGCAATTGTTGCAACTAATACTTGACCAAAATTACTTAGACTCCAGAGGCCTGGTTCCAGACTCACATCAGATGCTGATGCAGCTTCTCCCCAATTACCTGATCCCCATGAATCAATACCCCAACCATAACCATAAGATTGTTCTGCAGGACCAACTTGTTCATAAGGTTTAACTTCTAAACTACC